ACTACATTTTCATCAATGAATAAACCAACTCTATAAGATGGATTATTACTATACTGATCAATAATAACAGTTTGATTACTTACTTTAACAAAATATCCACGGATAAAATATACACCTTCTTGAATCGTAGCTGCAGATCCTATTGACGCAGCATTCAAAGCAAGTGTTGTGGCAAAAGGATTATTAGCTATGACTCTAGATATACCATATTCAATGTCACTAGATGTAATTAAATTTTCACCATCATTAAAAACATTAGTTGTAAAATCATTTCCAGATTTGCTGTATTTTACATATAAAGTATTATGACCTCTTTCAGATTGAGTAGCTGTTATATGATTTACTACTGTAGCTTCTACACCAGAAATTTCTCCCCTTATTTTCTTACCAACCAATTTGTCAAGATATTCTGAAATAGGTATACCTAAAAAAGTATCCTCTAATTCAATAGAATAATACAATGAATCGTATCCAATCTGGCCAGGAATGACCATTGAACCTTCCTTAAAGAAGTGTTTACCAAACTTCTCTATTTGATTCTGAAGTATTGTTTGTAACTGAGTTAGTTCCCTAGCCTGAACTGGTATGCCAGGTTTAAATAGAACTCTGTTAAAGTTCTTTTCTTCATTAAAATCATCAAAATATGGAGAAACATTCAGATTGGTCTCTTGAGGCATTTTCTTAGAACTCTAATACAATTTTTACGTCTTCTTTCTGGGTAGCACTACGTTGTATTGCAGCCCTGTTATCTATGTATAATATCTCACCAGAATATTTTTTGACTTCTGGGTCGGCAACTCCTTCAATAAAGTTTTGACCTAATTGAACCATAGCTGTTCCAACGGTGGTGGCAGTGCCTGGATTTGAACTTGTACCAAAACTAGTATCTATTCCTAAAGCATTACCAGATGCATTACCAATAATAGTGTAACTACCGCCTGGCCCAATTTGAGGTGTAAAGTCTACCATACGGAATCCATAAGTTGAATTACCAATTCCAGTAGGAGTATACATTTTCAAAACACCAGTTGATGAATCCCAATTTGCAACATATCCAACTGCAGTTGATCCAACACCAATTGTTTGTGATACAACTGTATCAACATCAAATGTCGTATCTGCAATATTACCACCACTAATAGTTTTAAGTTTTAATGATGTTAGTGATACTGCGGTTGATTTTGTTAAAGCACCTCCAGAAAGAGTTTTTGGATTCTTAACAAGACCAACTCTGGCAAAATCATTTCCTACAATAAAATCTGGATTTGATGAATCATTTTCAAATCTTGCATACATCAAGACTCTAAACGCACCTAGTTCTTTATATACATCAAAACCATGTCCGCCTGGTGGTGGAATAACAACTTCTATATCTGCAACTGATGTGCCTGCAATACCGACAGCAGACAATCCAGCAATTGGCCCACCAATTTCAGTGCCTGGAGCGCCAGGATAAAACTGAACTGTCCCTTTTGTATATCCAGTTCCACCATTTGTAACTGTTACATCAGAAACTTTACCCTGAGAGTTAACAGTAACAGATACTTTTCCACCAGTTCCATCTCCTAAGATAGGAATATTGTTGAAAGTAGTACCAATAGGTTGATATCCATCCCCTGCGTTTAATATGACAGCTGTCTCTATCTTACCATCAACTGCATTGTTCTTAATATCAATACTCTCGCCAGTTCCCCAAGCATTAGGAACAGGCATAAAATCAATAGAATCAAACTTTATAATTTGGTTTGGTTTGATAGTATAAAGATATTTCCAAACATATCCATCACCAGATGTACCAGCAGCTCTTGGTTCTAAATCAACAAAAGTTGGTTCATCCAAAGACTGTCTACCTTGTGGGTTATCTGGACTCTGACCATTATTAATACAAAGATATACTTTAAGATCACTATTTACAACGTAATATTGTGCATCATATAAATTTGTAGAAGATGTTTTAGGACTCTGATTCTCTCTAGTATATCCATTCTTATACATTTCATATACTGTACCAGCTGTCCAAGTGGTTTTTTTAACCATTCTTTGAACATCATCACTACTTAACTGTTTAAGGCCAAGCATGGTATCCCATGCATCATTATATTCTTTAAATCCATCCATAGGAGCTGGAGTATTTGTATTCCAATCAGTTTGACCATAACCAGCGGTAATATCTTGAGAATTGGGTAGACCTATAAAACTATAATAATACTGCGATGTATCAGCTACACCAGCGACAAAATTCGCAGCATTTAATATTCTAAATTGATCTGAAATAATCGCAGGCATTTTATTAGACTATTTTTGTTTATTTATGTTGTTTTATCAAAGTCACTATAAGTTATAGCTAAAGGATTGATACGTCTGACTTCAGGAGCAGTCGTTATCCCAGTATAACCATTAGTGGTATTAATATTGAATACTTTTGGATCTGTCGTAGATCTTGTCAAGTTGGTTAATTTACCGAAACTGTAATCACCAAGTTTTGGCCCAGTAATCGGTGTAATACCAGTTGTTGAGTTTATGTTACAAAATACGGTGACAATACCACTATTGGAAGTTACAGTTCCCTCAACCTTATATATGTTATCAGCAAAGCTAGTTCCTACACCAACATTATTACCATCTTTATCAATTGAGGTTACACCAGTTCCAAACACTGTATTTTTGAGAACAAAGTAATCGCCAATAGCTAATCCTGTTTTAGATATATTACCAAATGCAGCTTTTTCAAGGAACTCATCAGCATCCAATGATAGATTAAGAGTTGCACGACTGTTAACACCACTAGCACTGACTGCAACACCAACAACAACTCCATAATCACCAGTTACATTTACTGTATTACATTTTTCACGAGTCACAATTTCCTGACTTAATAACACTGTTGGATTGGTGCCTTGTGTATATCCAAACCCACCTTCATTAACAGTTATTGCACTAATTGTACCACCAGCACCAACTGTTGCAGTTGCAGCTGCACCAACTTTTTCATATCCACTCCAAGCAAGACCTGACTGTATGCCAACTGCAACCATCTTATTATCACCATAAGTTACTGCATTTAATTGAGTTCCTAACGGAGTTCCTGCGGAAACCACATGTTTCTTATACCAAGTTGATCCATCTACAGAGTTCATAGCCATTCCAGCACCACCTACAGCCAACCAAACATTGTTTTGATAATGAACACCATTTAACTGGAATGTACCACCAGCAGATACAACTGACCAATTTAATCCATCATCTGCAGAGGATATAATTGTCCCTGCAGCTCCAACTGCAATCCATTTATCAGAACCATAAGCGATATCTTTCAAATTAGTAGTAATTGATGTGGTGGTTACACCAGACCATGTTTCACCATCTGTCGATCTGTATATTGATCCTTGATTACCAACTGCAACAAACGTACCATCATGATATGCAACTCCGTGGAAGTCTTGAGTTGCAAACTTGTTTGATATAACAAATGATGTTGTAAGTCCTGCTAGGCCTGGTTCTGTATAGAGAATAGTTCCAGCAGCACCAACTACAACAACTCTTTCATGTGGTACAGTTGTACCAATACCAGTAAGTGCATTAGGAAATACGTATGAACCTACAGCAGCTGCATTTAGACTTTGTGGTATATTTCTAAGTGTGTAACTTGGAATAAAACCAACCTGTTTTCTTGAATAGATATTTGTTATACCAAAAGTTGATGCAGCATTTGTACTTCTTGCGATGGTTCCAGCACCACCTACAGCTACAACTTCAGATGATAACCCTACCACACCTTTGAATGTTCCAAAACTACCTGTAGTTGCAACAGTCCAATTATTTCCGTCCGTGGATGTATGAATACCAGAAGTGCTTCCAACGGCTACAAATACACCTTCAGGAGTATAGTCAATATCATTATAACTAATGTCTTTAGGTGCAGTTATCTTATTCCAAGATCTACCAACTTCTTCAATTAACGGAACATTTACGCCTGAAATATTATTAAAGTTGGCAACTGTTACTGTAGGAATATTTTCATATCCAGATCCACCACCCAATACAGTTATAGAACTTACAGTGCCTCCAGCAGAAACATTAGCTCTAGCAGTGGCC